AAATGGTGATACCACTGCCCAGTTACCTGCGCCTCTACGTGTACGCTGTGCAATCAAGTTACTTACGCGGTTGATTTGTACTGCTAGTGCAGCATGCTCATCACCTACGAAAGTAGCTGTACCTGATACTGCTGCTTGGTTATAAGTTTCAATAGCATTACCTGCTAGTGAAGATAAAGAAGCAAGTACTTCTTGGTCGATCTCAGCAGTAATTTCTTGTGCTAGAGCAGCCATAATTTCTGCTTCAACATCAATACCATGCTGTGATTGTGCATCTTGTGCAGCTTCAAAAGTCCAACGAGCACTTAACTTACGTGTCTTGGCTTCCACTGTCTGCTTTAAGATTTGGATTGACATTCTGTTACCAGCTTGTCCTTCCAATGAAGCTGTAGCTGATGCGCGATCTGTTGCTGCATCACCTGAATAGCCTTCAGCGATCTTAAATGGTGATAATGCTTCTTCACCAGCGCCAACGTCTGTGCCGTTTGTGCTGTCGAAGTCGTCACTATAACGTACTCTTAGTGTGTGAATTTGACCAACTGGTCCAGTCATTGGCTGTACACCAACTAATTCGTTAGCAATAACTGTTGGCATTACACGACGGATAACTGGTAGGATAACACGGTTAAGTGTTGCTACGTTACCTGCAGATGTTGCGCCTGCTGTTGCACTCTCAGACAAATATCTGCGAGTATTTTCTAGGGTTGTTTCCATTACAGCTTTCTTGGTGCCTTGCAGGCCTTCAAGAAGTGCAGTTTTGGTGTCTACCCAGCGTGATTCTAGTAGTTCTGACATCATAATCTCCTTAATTTAATCCAGCAAGACGGCGTATATCTAATACATTATTAGTATCGTCTGCTTTAGTTGTCATTTTTGGTTGTTCCGTACGGTTGCCTGTTATTTCTTTGCCTTCTGCTAATACTGCCTTACGCTTTGCTGGAGTATTTCCGTCAATCACTGATGGTAGGTACTTATCAAAAGACTTTTGTAGTCTATCGGTTTGTACTGATTCCAGTAAGTCTGTCATAATCTCGCGTTGGTTTTTACCTAATGGTGCAACCAGACTGCTTAGTATTTTGTCTCTACGAGCAGTTTCAACTAGTACAGATTTCTCTGATACTGCTGTCTCTGCCAATTTCTTAGCTTTGACAACTAGTGTCTTAGCCTCTGTCACTTGTAGCTCTTTAGTTGCAATAACTTTTAAGAGTTTAGAAGTTTCAGATTTTTCATTTAGATAACTGTTTGCATATTCGGAAGCAAAAGCTTCGAATAGTTTACGCCCAAAATCATTTGTGCGAGCTGCTTCAATATCTTCTTTTAATTGGCTAATTTCTTTATTAAGATTTTTACCAACTGTTTCAGATACTAGTGCAGCACTTCTTGTAACAAATTCTTTTTGAACTGCTACAAATTTTTCTTTAGCTTCACGTACAAGGCGTACCTTGGTCTCAGCTAAGTCGTTCTTGTCTTCATGAAATTCTGCAATTTCAGTTGCAAGTGATTCAACAACAAATTCTTCAAGTTGTGAAAACTTGTCTGCCATTACTTTTTGATCTTCGTGTAATTCGCTAACTTCTTTCTTCAAAGATTCCATTACAAAACCTTTTAGTAAGCCTGCATTTTCACGCATTGCAATAGCATATTTGGCTTTCGCCTCAGCTAGTTGCTTGCGATCTTCTGCAAATTCTTGAAGTTCTGTAGCAAGACCTTCCTCTAATAGTTTGTCAATTGACTCAACCATTACAGATTTATCATGCTCATACTTCTTAGCAAATTCTTCACGGAGTTCAGCAGTAGCAAACTGGCGATTTTCTTTCACCTTTTCGTCCCACGCTTCTTGGATTTGTGTCTTCACTTCTTCTGTTACTACGTCATTCTCAAAAAGTGTTTTTAGTGCATCCAACATGTTAATGTTCTCCTATTATTGGAGTCTACTGATTATATTAACCAGAGATTCTTTTAAGTATTTCTGTGCCTTTGCGTCGTGCTTTGTTGCCTGTGCTAATTCATATGCCTTCATGCCGCCACGTGCATTCATTAAATGTTCGTAGATTGGTGTAGGATATGCACCAGGGGCACTAGGCTGAGCCACAATGTCCACAGTGATTATTTCAAAATCAGATACTTCATTGCTTCCGTCTTCTGATACGTTGCCACTTCCACGCGACGAAACTCCTAGTTTAACTCCGCTTTCCAGCATTGTTTTAACTAGTTGTCCCATCGGTGTTGGTAGTACTTTTAGTTTTCCATAACCGTTTGCGCCATCCATCCAGCTTTCGCTGATCATATGACTTACGCGGTCTAAGTTGATATTAAGGCCTTCCGGATGATCTACTTCACCAAGAACACTGTATCCTCCTTCAATTTGATCATTGAGAGTTTTGACAGCCCTGCCAATTTCGTCTACAGGATACACACGCTGATTAGCGTTGCGTACTCCGCCTTGTATCATGATACCTTTCATGTACAAGTCTTTTCCTTCGTTAGCAGACTCAACAACCATCTTAGCTTGGTCGAATGTCAAGTGTTCTTGAATTAAGTTCATTTAGTTTTCCTTAACCTTGCTTACTTAGCTCTAGTCGATACTTTGTTTAAAGTACTTCCTGCGGCTTTGTCAGCAGTTTCTGGCTTACCTTTTTTCTCAGCGCCATGTCCCGCTCCGGCAGTCTTACTTGCCTTTGCAGCTTTGCCACCTGGAACGTTAATGTTACCAGTTGACATTTCTTTTGGACTTTGATCACTTAGTGCTGAACCTTTAAGGTTTCCCTTGTTAGCTTCTACACCAGCGTCTGTTCCAGCTTGGTTTAAATTACCAGCTGTTCCGCCCATGTTATTTGGTTTTGCTACTGTTGAAGTAGTATTTGCACCGCCGTCACCCATTGTTGCACTTACTTTTTCAACATACTCACGCATTTGTTCGCCAGCCGTCATATTAGCTTTTGCTTCTAATGGTGTAATTGTTGCTTGGAATGATTCTTCTTCTGGCTCTTCTTCAGCGTCCATATCCATGTCCATATCCATGTCCATTTCATCTTCGTCGCCTTCTTCGTCGCCTTCTTCGCCGTCAGCTTCGCCTTCTTCGCCTGCGTCATCACCTGACATCATTGCGTCAAATTCTGCTTTTAGGTCTTCTAGAGCGTCTTCAAGATCCATAACACGATCTTCAACATCTCCATCTTCGTCGTCGCCTTCTTCGTCGTCGTCGCCATCTGGCATTTCAACGTCACCCATCATATCGTCAGCTGGATCGCCGCCCATATCTGCTGGATCTGCTTCAACTTCAAATTCTTCTAGGTCAAAACCTTCTTCTAGCTCATCATCGTCTGACTCATCAACTTCTTCGTCATCAGCTTCTTCTAGCTCATCATCGTCTGACTCGTCAACTTCTTCGTCAGTTGCTTCGTCAACTTCTTCATCTTCTAAATCATCTTCTAATAGTGATTCATAAATGTCACGTGATTTTTCAACTACAATCTCGTGGAATAATTCTTCAGCTCCTGCTTTGTCTTCGTTAACAAGCTTTTGAAGCATTTCTTCAAACTTCTTTAAATCTGCCATTTTGTTTCTCCTGTAAAAGTTAATTACCTATGGTAAGGCTGTCATTATTATTTAGTATAGAGAATGAAATGTATGCATATATAGGCTCAAAACGAGCCATTTTACAGAAATACTATATAATCCCAAAAGATCTCTGGAATTCTTCAACAAGCGTTGTCTTTAAGTTGCTAAATTTATTTAGCTCATCTGGCACAAAGTTATCTTGTGCTATAATCCTATGAAACCTAATTTCAGGGTTTTCCTTAATAACTGCTGCTGTTTGCTTTAGCCAATTCCCGTAATAAGTTGCAGTATCAGTTGTTTTTTTATAATTTTCTGATCCTGCATATATATTGTTTACTTTATTCCCTTGTAGCATTCCTTTATAATCAAACCCTAATATATAGATGTCTTCGTAACCATGTTGCGCTGCAAGCCATAATGCAGTTGGGCCACTACTCCATCCTTTACTAGGATTAAAAAAATTTAAATGTTCTATTCTTCTGTATGATTTGTTTGGGTTAGTCCATACATTAGGATTCTTATGTTGATACTTTTTATTATTAATTTCTAATACCATTTTAACATCTACTGCAACTAAGTAGTCTGGATCAAATTCTCTATATACTGCATTGCATGCATATACTTTACCAAATTGTTTTAAGTTATTAAGGTTAATACTATTTCTACTTACACCATTGCCTATTACAAATCCGTATTCTTTATTAGTATGCGGGCCAAGCACAATCTTAGTAGAAGGAGTAGATAACAATTTTTGTTTTCTACGTTCTTTTAATAATGTTTGTATTTCTGATTTAGTGTATTTAGACTTATCTAATTTTGTCATTACAGACCGCCATCTGCTCCTTGTGATGCTATTCCGTACATTTGTCTAACAAATTCAACTTCATTTGCTTTTTCTTTAGTATGTACTTCGGCAGCCTTTCGGGCACGATTAATTTGGCGAAGTGTAAGTCTAGTTTTTCGATTATCTGAGGCTTTTACAACTGAATCATCATATTGAGGATCATAAGATTGGTCCTCAGTTGGTTCCAATGTTTCTTTGTCGTAATAAAAAAGTTCTCGTAGTATCATATTGTTATTTATGCCTTAGATAGTTTGTTCACCACCTGGAGCACCGCCTCCAATTTCTTGTCCAGTCGTAGTCGTCGGTGCCTCACTAGCGCCGCCGTCAATTGGTGCTTCTTCTCCAGGAAGTTCATCTTCAATACCACCTAAGTCAGCGCCAAGGCCTGCACCGCTAATACCAGCAGTTCTCATTTCACCAGCAGCATCTGATGATTGTTGGCCTAAAGTTTCATCATTCTCTTCACGCCATAGTCTTTCATTTTCTGCAATCTCTTCTTTACTCATACCAAGGAATCTTTCAAGTGCAAATCTATTTGAAACATACGGTATGCCGCTCATTTGTGTGAATGTTGGTACACGAGCGTTATCAAGTTCTGACTGTCTGTATGCTGCAAAGTTTTGTGGTGCTTGGAATTCTAAGTCAAACATTGATGTATCAATGTTTACACCTTTCTCTAACAGGTACCGTTTAAAGTCTTGATTAAAGTCTTCAGCAATTAACCCTTGTAAACGTTCACAATAATTGTTAAAGCGCAACTCTTGAATATAAGCTGTGCCTACTCTGCCGTCTTGGAAACTCGAAGCACCATCATCTGCCCCAGTGGGTAAGTAGCTACTAGGGATTCGTAAACCACGTACGAGCTTATTAGTAAAATATCTAAGGTCATCAATCTCTCCAAGGTTAGTACCGCCTGGCAATGTTTCAACTTTTGATCCACGCCCTTCAGCAGTTTGTGGAAAGAAGTAATCTTCGTT